GTAGCTGATCCCTGGTATTCACCTGCGGGATTTTCCAGAGGTGCAATTAAGAATGTAATTAAATTAGCACTTTCTGCTAACCAAGCAGATAGAGATAATCTTTTTAAAGCTGGTATTAACCCTGTAGTATCTTTCCCAGGTCAGGGAACTATACTATTTGGAGATAAAACGTTTCAAAATAAACCAAGTGCATTTGATAGAATTAATGTAAGAAGATTATTTATTGTATTGGAAAAGGCAATCGCTACTGCAGCAAAGTTTCAACTTTTTGAATTTAATGATGCTTTTACTAGAGCACAATTTAGAAATCTAGTTGAACCATTTTTAAGAGATGTTCTGGGTAGAAGGGGTTTGATTGATTTCAGGTTAGTATGTGATGATACAAATAATACTGCCGAAGTTATAGATAGAAATGAATTTATTGCAGATATTTACATTAAGCCTGCAAGATCAATTAATTTTATTCAATTGAATTTTGTTGCTACAAGAACAGGTGTCAATTTTGAAGAAATTGGTGCCTAATAGGAGGAATAAATGTCAATAAGTTTTGATGTAAATAGATTCAAATCATCTCTTACTAGTGGCGGTGCAAGGTCCAATCAATTCGCTGTTCAATTGAGTTTCCCCACCTATGTTCAAGGTGCTGCATTAGCAGTGGCTAGAGCTCCATTTTTGGTTACTGCCGCAGAACTACCGGGTCAGACTGTTAATCCTACTATTACTTTTTATAGAGGCAGAGAAGTAAAATTAGCAGGCGATAGAGTATTTGCCCCATTTTCATTTAATGTTATTAATGATGCTGATTTTTCAATCAGAACAGCATTAGAACAATGGATGAATGGTATGGATGATCTTATTAATAAAACGGGTAGGTTAAATCCATCAGAATATCAAAGAGATATGCAAGTATATCAATTAGATAGAAACGGTAAAATTCTTAAAGAATATAGGATATTTGGATCTTTTCCAACGGATATAGGTCCAGTAGCATTAGATTTTCAATCAAATGATCAAATATCCTCATTCCAGGTTCAATTTCAGTTTCAAACCTTTGTCGTATCTAGTAATCCTTTAGATACTATATTGAATTTTTCAGGTATTTTTAATCAATAATATTTTATATTGAATAAATTATGGCCATTCAATTGTTTGGTTTTACATTATCCCGCGATGAAAAAAAGATTCCTTCTAATCAAAACTTTGTTGCCCCTATAAATGATGACGGAACTTCATCTGTTCAAGCAGGAGGATATTTTGGCACATATGTTGATATGGATGCCACGGCTAAATCTGATAATGAGTTATTGACAAGATATAGAGAAATTTCACAATATCCCGACTGTGCTATGGCTATAGATGATATAGTTAATGAGGCAGTTTCTTCTTTAGATGAAGAAATGCCCTTAACACTAGATTTAGATCATTTGGATATGGGTGAAAATATTAAACAAAAAATTAAAATAGAATTTGATCATATTCTAGATCTTTTAGATTTTAATAATTCTGCATTTGATATTTTTAGACAATGGTATATAGATGGTAGACTATATTATCAAAAAATAATTGATACAACTGGTAATAAAGGCATAATAGAATTAAGAGGAATAGATCCCAGAAAAATTAAAAAAATAAGAAACGTAAAAAAAGAAAAATTACCTTCAGGTGCAGATGTAGTTAAAGAAATAGAAGAATTCTTTATCTATAATGATAAAGGATTAGTAACAAGAAATACCACAATAGTCGAAATGCCTACACAAGGTATAAAAATTCAACCCGATACTATTACGTATGTTACATCAGGATTGGTAGATCAAGATAAAAACTTGGTTTTAAGTTATTTACATAAAGCTATTAAACCTGTAAATCAATTAAAGATGATGGAAGATTCTTTAGTAATTTACAGATTATCTAGAGCACCTGAAAGAAGAATATTTTATATTGATGTAGGTAATTTACCTAAGATAAAAGCAGAACAGTACCTTAAAGATATTATGGCAAGATATCGTAATAAAATAGTTTATGATTCTGCTACAGGTGAGATAAGAGATGATAGAAAATTTATGTCAATGCTTGAAGATTTTTGGTTACCTCGTAGAGAAGGTGGTCGAGGCACGGAAATTACTACATTACCAGGAGGGGAAAATTTAGGTCAAATTGATGATGTTAATTATTTTCAAAATAAATTATTTCAATCTTTAAATGTTCCTTTATCAAGATTGCAACAACAATCTAATGGATTTAATTTTGGTAGGGCTGTTGAAATTTCCAGAGATGAAATAAAATTTGCTAAGTTTGTTTCTAGACTTCGTACAAGATTTAATCACCTATTTAATGATTTATTGAAAACTCAATTAATTCTTAAGAAAGTTATAACTGATAATGATTGGACAAATATAAAATCTAAATTACGATATAGATATGCTCAGGATCAGTATTATGTAGAAATGAAAAATATAGAAAACGTAAGAAATAGAATAGATTTACTAACACAAGTATCACCATTTGTGGGTGTTTACATAAGTAAAAAGTACGTTATGCAAAACATATTAAGACTTTCTGAAAATGAAATCGAAAAAATTGAGGATCAAATTCAAAAAGAAGGACATTCTGAATCTGTTTCTACATCTTAATATTAAAACATATATATTACATAATCCTTAATTTATTGGAGTTTAAATGAGTACAAAAGAAGTTATTAAATATATGGTGAATGATATTCTTGCAGATCGTAATAATGATGCACTAGAAAAGTTTAACCAAGCTATTTCCCTCAAAGTAGCAGATGCTATTGAAAAGGAAAAAATTACATTGTCTAAAAATTTGTATGCAGGTAACCAAAATGATTCAATTCAATGATTTTAGAAATAAAAATTTAGAATTTATTTTTGAAAAATTATCTGCATCTAATCTTACAAAACATTGGATAAATGACTTTGTTAATAGTGATGATCCAAAATTTGCCGGCAAAAGCAAGAAGCAAAGAATAAAGATGGCATTAGGAGCTAAATACGCCACTATGCGTAAAATGAGCGAAGTAGAAAAGGAATAATAATGGCTATTTCTAAAACAGTTGTTAAAAAAGTTAGACAGCAAGTTTTTGTAAAATTTGTGGGTAATGGTACTGCAAATATAGATTTAAATGCAGATTTATCTCTACCAGATGAAACATTTGAAGGATATAGTAATTGTAACGTAAATATCAATACTGTTATTTATGACAATGGTAGTAGTAGTAATCCTATAACTGTAACGAGAAATAATACAATAGTTTTAGAATTGTATGGAGTTGATACTTGGTCATTTTCTCAACTGAATGGATTTGTGCTTTCAGAAAATAATAATTCTAATGTCGTAGTAACTATTCCTTCACCGGGTGGAACTATAATTTTGGGATTATCTAAACTTAAAGGTCATAGGGAACCAAGTCAACAACGTTTTGTAAGTGGAAACCCAATATGAAATTAATCACGGAAGTTACACAGGAACTTAATTATCTTACTGAGGATAAAGATGGTCGTAAAAATGTCTTTATTGAGGGCATATTTATGCAATCAAATAAAGAAAATCGTAACGGAAGAATTTATCCTAAAAATATAATTGAAAAAGAAGTTGAAAGATACCAAAATATTATTAGTTCTAAAAGATCACTAGGTGAACTTGGACATCCTACCAATCCTACTATTAACTTAAATACTGTATCTCATTTAATTACAAAATTAAAACTTGAAGGTGATAATGTTATAGGTAGAGCAAAAATATTAGATACTCCCATGGGGAAAATTGCTAAAAATTTTATTGAAGAGGGCGTAAGTTTAGGAGTTTCTTCTCGAGGTTTAGGTTCTTTAAAAGAGAAAAATGGTATAATGGAAGTTCAAAATGATTTTTATTTGGCAACTATTGATATTGTAGCTGATCCTTCTGCTCCTGATGCTTTTGTTCAAGGTATCATGGAAAATGAAGATTGGATTTTAAATAATGGTATATGGACAAAAATACAGGTTGATACTGCTAAAAACATTATTAGAAAAACTTCTTCTAAAAATTTAGAAGAAAAAAAGCTAAAAATGTTGGAATCTTTTTTTACCATTTTGTCTAGAAAATAAAATATATAAATAAATAGACAATTATTAGGAGATAGCAAATGTCAGTACAAAGCAAAATTAAAGAATTGCTAGAGCGTATGAATGCTAAAGCAAATCTTGATGAAGCTGAGCAAATGGGAGCAGGCTCTGTAAGTAGAGATTCTTCTATTAAAGTGACGAATTATGGAGACTCCTCGTCACCCAGGCAGGGCAGTTCCGAGGATGCTTCTTTTGAAGAACGAGAGGAAAAAGAGGCTAATCAAGGTGCTCTATCAGCTAAGTCTGTATCTAAATCTCCTGTACCACAAGGTTCGGGTGCAGGTATTGCACCAAACTTTCAGACTGTGGGTGATCCAAAAACAGTAGTAAATCAGCCATCTTCTGTCGGAAACACTATGGTAAACGAGAATGAAGAAGAAGAAGAAGAAGTAG